CTTAGATAAAAACCGCCTGCGCAGTTCCAACCGGCAGCAGTTGATTGTTGTCATCCATTCTTTTGATTTTTCTTCTGATGCATCAGGGTATGCAACCAAGAGCGACGATGTGTCCAGTAGCTTTTTCTGGATGTCGCTGATCTTTTTTTCCTTCGCCAGTTCTTCAAGAACTTTCGTTGTGAACGTTTTACCCACTGCCAAGTTGTAGTGCCTCCAGCTTTTGTTCGACGGATGTCCACGTGTCTTTGATGCACTGCTCTTCGGTCTTGCTATGGCTATGAAACCAGAAGCATGTACCAATCAAGCCATGAATCCTTGGATCGTCCTTTGAGCTTTTTAAAAGTCTAAGCAAGAACAGCCCTTCGTCGGGAGACAGATTCAGGGAAAGGGTTGCTTCTTTTGTTTCTGTCACTTGTGTCATACAGGTTGTCCTCTACTTTCCTAGTATCCACGCAAGCAGCCAGATGGCTGCGGCAATTGTTATTCCGTACACCACGCCTTTAACTGTTTCTTTATCGAACATGGCTTCCTCAAAAAGCCCCGCCTTTGGGCACCCGGACGGGAACGGGCAAGGAGAGAGTGTGTTTGTCTCTCTGCCCAATCTAGCCCGCCTTCTGGCACGGGGACGGGAACCCGCGTTTCAGGGCTGGAGTGCCCTTGCCAAAAAAGTGCCGCCGGTAGGGCACGCGGACGGCGCGCGCTTGGAGCGGAGTGATAACCGCATCCCAAACTGGTTTGCCCCAGATCATACCTAAAAAACGTTGCCGGTCACGTCCACTCTTAAACCAACGTAGACTTCTGTGTCCGGTATGCCTCCGACCGCACGGTACATTTTTTCAATGGCTTTTGCAGTATCGGCAATCAACGCAAAATTCTGCGCTCGTTCCTGTTTCCGGCGGACAGCAAACTGCTCATTTGTTTCGACCAGCACAGATCTGGCCGGTAAGGTGTAACCTTGCGATGTAACCGTCTCTGGTTTTTCCCAAACCTCACCCTTATCACTTTCACTGATCTTCACGTAGTCGGGATCGGTGATCCAATCGAAACTATCATCGTCTTTTTCAACGCGTATGTGCGGTACTTGGCCCTGTTGGCAGAGCATGGTTGTGTCTGGAATCGGGATCGTGCATACACGGTTACGTTCGGCGGAGTCTTCCCAGTCCCTGCCGGTGGTATAGATCTCTATGAACGCGTCACCGTGAGACATCCAGTAACTGTTTTCGGGATGCACCACTTGATATTGTTCGTGAAAATCAGGGTCTTGGGCCTGCACGCTTTCAAGCTGTTCGCGCACTTTCACGTAAGTCAACCGTAACTCTTCACGGCTCTTGTCTTTGTATTCGATCTCTTCGTGCATCTGCCGGATCTTTGCTTCTAACTCCGAGATCTTGGCGTCTCGCGGATCTTCGACCACGCTCTCGCAATCCCCATTGTCGCGCAAGAACGTCCGCACACGGTCCACGGTGCGCTCTGACGGCCTTTTGATCGTGCCAAACACGAAACCTTTCATGGTGGCGTAGTCCACGCCTACCGCTTTAGAAACCGCTTTGATGCCCCCAGTAATTTTACTGCCAGACTTCTCCGCTGCGTCTACCGCAAGGGCGTTCATTTGTGTCTGCATCTCGTGCAGCTTGAGGTTATTAACTGTCATCACTATCTCCAATGCCTAAAAATTTTAAGGTTGCTTTGAACTTTAAAAAGTTCACGGTGTTTACCGGCAACATCGCAGTCAAATTGCTGATGATATCGTCCAGTTCTTCGCGCTCACTCTTTGTCTGATCCGGAAGCATCTGCATCACCAGCCCCTGATACAGGGCTTCTTCTGCGCTTTCGGGGTTTTTGTCCATGCTGTAGTTCATTCACTTTCTCCAACAGGGTTTCCATTTGCTGTTCCATTACAGACAGCCGCTCATCAAGACCAAGAAGCAGCGTTACCACTCGCTCCGCTTCTTCTTCGTCAAAGATTATTGTCAGTTCGCCTTTCACTGGTGGCCTTCAAGTTCGTTGATGCGGATCTTTTCAGCCGTCTTTTCGTAAATTTGTCGCGCCCTTACGCCAGAAAAACCAAACACATCACCTATTTCACCGTACGTCTTACCGGATTGGCGCATCTCAAAGATTTGTCTGCTTCGATTGGTAACTTTATGCCTTGGTTGTCGGGCCGGTTGCTTGAGCGTCAAGCCGTGCTTAGCCAAACCTTCTTTGACGTCGGCTAAGCTGCCCTTGCCAAGATTCTGAATTTTGAAAAGATCAGCCTCGGTGCGCTGCACCAGTTCGCCGATGTAATGGATGCCGTCCCCCAACAGGCAATTACGCGCACGAATAGTCAATCCCAAATCTTCGATTGAATTCAAAAGCACAGGGTTCGTCGGATCGACCGTGTTGTCCTCAATAGCAATCGTCTCCACGTTTATGACGTTGTCAGACCAGTTCGCTTGGTCTCTAGCCCAAGCGCCCGCTTGCTCTGCCGTTTGCGCCTGTACGTTTTTCACAAGACTCGTTTGAATGATCGTTACGTCCCAGCGTTTTTGCGCTGCAGGCACTAAACCGCTGACTTTGATTCGAGTGTGCTCGCTGCCGTCCCAATCGACCTCCAAGCCCGCTTCGCGGAGCGCGGTGCATATCAAGCGCCCCTTTCTTTTTGTCTCAAGAGTCGGACCCGAAAAGCCCCACGCCAGATAGCACACGCCAGCATCTTTCAAATTCTCCGCGTCTTGCATGTGATAAAAAACGTAAGCCATTTCTTTGTCTGCGGGGATCTCTGCCAGCCCGCAGGACTGACAGCACGTGTGGTTGGCCTTGGCAAAGAACCCCTCGTCACGGAGCGCGGTGAACGCATCGTCAATACGACGTGCGATTTTCTTGGCGTCTTTATGCATTTTCACTTTCTCCAAAAAGCTTGAAATGCGATGGTATGCGAGTTATCTTAGCTTTGCAACACCCAATTGGAAAAAAGATGGTTAATACAACAGACAGTGAAAAATCTCGCGTCTTACAGGTGGGGGATATGTGGCACCAACTCCTGTACGCGCTCGAGCGGCCTAACTTTCGTATGCCTAACTTTGCAAAGCTGGCGAAAACCTCTGAGGAAAAACGAGAAGCTAGAAAACAGGTGAAGAAGGAATACCAAGAAATCTATATGGCACGACGATGCGTCGTAGATGAGGCGCTAGCACAAAGCTTTTATGAAAACCCTTGTTTGGACGTCGACCAGTATTTCATCGATATCGCACAGCCCTTATACCAAGCCGTGGACGAACTGAAACTACCTCATAGTCCGATGTGGATTGAATTCCCAGATAAGGAGGGACGCGTCATTGGATGCCTTGCAACCGAGCATGAAGACGTCTACCGATTTCAATTTTTCCAAGACGACGGCACTAACATCATTGTGCATCCCTTTATGTACGGTATTCAAAAATCAGAATCGCCCCTTCCCTCTTGGGTTAATCAAAAAGATCTTTGGGGCGATATGAACATGACTGTCATCAGACTAAATTTGTCGACTGCGTGGGGCGTCAAAGACGGGATGTGGCTAGACGAAGCAATCAAAAATGATTGGCCGGAGGATGAAATTAGTGAGGAACATCAACTACCGATCAATCAGAGCATGGGGCTTGCGTTGGGGACAACGATGTCGCATATGGACTACTGGGACACACAGACAAGTTTTGAAAGAACAACAACGTATGCCTACGTAGAGGGGGATAAACCAGAGGTTTTTAAACCCACGGGTCAGCCTCTGACGCCAGACCACCCTTATACCTTGCGGTTTTTAGTGCTGTTTCTACAGGCTTGGAATTACGCTTGGATCGAAAAAGAAGAGGCGAGCGTTAATCAGAATAAAAGCAAGAAGGGCAAAAGACCGAAGGTTCAACCGTTCGACTCCTACTACCGGTGCAAAATCAATCTGCCAAAGCCTGCGGGCGTGGAAATCAACCCAGCGACACCAAGAGATGACGCCTATGGCAAACGGCTGCACCAAGTCCGTGGACATTGGCGCGTGTACAAAAATGAATACGGCGAAGTAAAGCGCCGCACATGGATCAGGGAACACCGTCGAGGGGACGCGGCCCTTGGTGTAGTGATCAAAGACTATCACCTGACTCACGAAACAAGGATCGAGGATGAATGACGGACGCATTGTGATTGAGGGCGAAGAATGACAGAGAAATTCCTAGCCGCGATCCGCGCACAAGAAAAAGCCAAAGAACTGCCGCGAGGCAGATCGAACCCAATACTAGGCGATCCACCGAAAAAACCTTTCGCACCGCTCACCGATGCAGTGCGACTGCAAATCCTGACCCTGCACCAAAACAAAATGCGCGGGACAGACATCGCCAAAAAACTCGGACTGAACGCCAATACCGTCCACAACACCATCCGCCGGTATGGGATTCGCGATAACAAAGTCGTCAACTTGCAAAAAAATATGTTCGAGTGAGAAGACGGGGAATAGGGCGCGTAACACGGTTCGCGGTGCTTGGTGCAAAAAACGCGCTTCTATATAGTACTTTTCAGAGAAATATATTTTTTGAAAAAACAATTTCAAAAATGGCGGTACAGGCGGTACAGCGGTACAAGCCTTATAGGACGGGGCCTGTAGGCGTACCGTTGGCGTACCACCGTGATTCACGCCGTTACGGGCTTAAGCAAAAAGTCCATAACTACATAGCACTTTTCAGCAAAAAATTTTTTTTATTTTTTTTCTTTCTGGAAAAAGTTCTATATAGGGAAGCGAATTAAGGGATTGGGGATTGACAGTGCGCGCAAACGCATTGTTAGGGTGAGATAAATCGCATAGGAATTAGACGTGCTGTATTGGATCGCAAAATGGAAAGAACGCAAGTACGAGGAATTTATCGCCTTGGAACGCGAAGCCGAGCAAAAGCAGATCGAAATCCGTGCCCGCTACACTGCCCATAATCAAAAATGGACCCGGTATATACAGGATAGAAAGATAGCCCTTGGACTTGCGCTAGAGGAAGATATACGCGACTATTCGCATACACCTACAAACAAGGATGCGAATGATGAAATTGACAGATACCCGAGCGACGAATACGAAAGTAAAAAAAACTCAGAATAAACCGAATAGCCATTTTGCCAAGCCGGTCCGGATGGCAAGCCTAAGCATGATGCCGGACCACATTATTTGCGCAGGTAGTAAAGCCGCTAACTGCATGGACGCTTGCCTGAAAGAAGCCGGACTTGCGGCAGTGTATGACAGCGTCAACATTGCCCGCCAAGCAAGAACAGATTACTGGCACGCCGACCAAGCCGGATTCCTCGCCCAACTCACTCGCGAATTGTCAAACTTTAAAAAGCTTTGTGATAAGCAAAACGTGCAAGGCGTGGCGCGGCTAAACGTGCTGTCCGATATCCCATGGGAAAAGCATGGTATCCCGCAGCACTTTCCCGACCTGTTTTTTTATGACTACACCAAGCAAGCAAAACGCTTGGGCAACACTCCAGACAATTATCGCCTTATGTTTAGCTACAGCGACCGCCCTCAATACCGTAACCAAGTAGCCGCCGCGCTGCCGAGTGGCGTCCCGATTGCAGTAGTTTTTAAAAATTCAATACCGAGCGAATACCTTGGCCGACCGGTTATTGATGGTGACTTGTCTGATTTGGATAACGTCATGGCCGGTCCCGTCGTCGTTGGGCTTACTGCCAAGGGGCCTGCACTGCATGATGATTCGGGTTTCGTTGTCGACGGCAATATGATCCTACGCGCTGCCGCTTAAACTTTTAAAAAAAGCTTGCAACGGGCTACCGGTATGCGATTATGCGCATGCGGCAAACATTTCGGGCGAGCCGCACGCCCACAATTGGATAAAGTGATATGAATATCGAAAACGAAAAAGGCACGCTGAGCGCGATTCTGGAAAAGATTCAAAACGAAGCCGCACGCAAACAGGATTACATTGCGAAAACGGACGCGCTACAGGTTCAGACTGTCGACGGGAACACGAACATAGTGCTCGAGGCCAATCGCGGCATGCCAACGATGGAATTCCAAACGAACGAAGTAGCGTTCCAGCAACTGGCTAGCAACTGTGACATTGATGTTAGGACCGCTCGGCGGCTACGCGATAATGAAAACTATGCGCCGGAATTCGATAACCTGATTAATAAAATTCTGGTTAATGAACCCAAAAGCAAAATGCTGCGCACGTTTGATGGTGATCAGCCGTTAGTGCGCGCCATTGTCAGCGATAAGTTTAAAACGTTTGACAACGTCGATTTAGTCGAATCTGCGTTGCCGCAGTTAATGGATTCGCCCGCTAATTGGCAGATAGTAAACGGGACGGTTACTGACAACCGCCTTTATATGCGCCTCAAGAGTTTGGTGCAGGTAGCGGAGCCGGCTTTGGGTGATCATATGGCTAACGGTATTCTGTTGCGAAATTCCGAGGTAGGCATGGGCAGCGTTGAAGTGCGTCAAATGGTTTTCACTTTGGCATGTCTCAACGGAATGACTAGTAGCAATTTAACCCGTCACACTCACGTAACTAGCGCACGCGGGACCGACGACTGGTCCGTCTTAACCGCCGAAGCAAAAGACGCGGATAACCATGCACTGCAATTAAAACTGCGGGACGTTGTAGCTAGTTACGCCAGCCGAGAAAGCTTTGACCAAACCATCGAGCAAATGAGGATTGCGCACGGTGACGTCGTCGAGAACGGCTTGTTAAATCCCAGCGGAGTCGTCGAAAACGTCGTGAAGGTTTTAAGCCTGCCGAAGAAGTCGAGCGCTGACCTTATGGCCGGACTAATGCAGACCATTCAGCAGAGCGGATACAGCAATAAGCCGATAAGCCGGGCAACAATTGTTAACGCGGTTACCGCCGTCGCGCACACTGCCGACGCGGATTCTGTGGATGACTGGTACGCGAACGGACGCGCCGTTCTAGATCTGCCGCGTAACCAATGGGAAACCATCGCGCAG